TCTTCATTTCTCTTGGTCTCAGCACGCTTGATAGATGCAGATTTCTTAGCAGGTGACTTACGTTTTCCTACCTTTGCTCCACCTTTCTTAGAACCAGAAGCTTTCTTTGAAGGAGACTTCTTCTTCGCAGCTTTGCCATTTTGAGAATTCATTACACACGTTCATTTTTAAAAGCCGAGATCGATTCTTACCCTGTTCGGCTTTCAATGCTGGTGTGAGGGACTCTAGAGGAAGGTACAGATGCTCAATTTCCTTATCAGAAAGAGAACAATCAAAGACTGCCTTCACCTCTGGTTCATTATGAAGTTCGACAAAGTGAGAAATCATCCTATCAATAATACTTAACCATCCCGGCGTATGATAACCCTCATACCTAAGATTAGAAAGACGCTGAGCTCTGATAAAAATATCAGAGGTCTCCGAATAAACTGCTGCAGAACACAGACGGTCAATCGGAAGATAAGGAACATAATAACCATTCTCTTCCTTTCTCACATAATGAGATAGAAAGGAAAGCTGTTCCCTATGCCTCAATTCTTCACTTTCAGTAGTTAGCACAAATCCAAGCTCTTTTGAAGCTCGAATAATACTAACCGGATTATAAAAATCCTTAGACTTATCATCCACCGAGAACATGTCATCATCCCCAAAAAGCTTCATGGAAACACTAGATTCAAAATCATCATAGTACATCTCCCACAACTCCTCATCAAGTTCAGAGTATGAGAGAACTAACCAATCATAAGCTTTCAAAAGATAATGACCTAAAGTATTATCAACAATAGTATTTGGACTACCCGAAGGATTGCCCTGCTCTTTCGAGCAAACTTCACCCAATGGTGTCATGATCAGGCTACCTGTAATCTGGCGATAGATGTTCGCAAGTGCTATATTAATGTCGCTATTCTTATTGTTCAAAAAACAATCTCGACGAAAATTAGCAATTGCCCACATCATCTCGTTGAACATACAGGTATCCCAACCACTGGCATCAAGTGAACCACAATTCTCCGGATTGAGCAAATCACTATAAACACAATGAAATCCTCCAGAAAATTTAGACATACCTACACATGAGGAATTTTTAAAAACTGATTCATAAAATCGTTCATTGAAATCCATGCAATATTTCGAAGAAAAGAGATAAAAGAAAAGGGAACCAGACATAAAGACTCTCGTCTTACCGTCTCGTACCTTCTCTTTTAATCTCAGTTCTTGTTTAGAGCATGCACCCCAATAGGAGTTTACACCACCAGTTTTTAACATTCCC